CCTTGGGGCGTCCGGCTCGCTGAAGATGATCTGCATCCGCGAATGGCAAATCGCGGTGAGGTAGCAGACACTTGAGCAAGGCGCCAACCCCGTCCAATTTTGACTTTGGAACGGGGGCATGGATCCGGAATGCGCGAACCTGCGCACGCTGGAGATCCACGCTCATCCTCTGGGTTTCGTAACCTAAGAATGAGTGGCGGCCTAGCGCAGGAGAAGTCTCGGCGACGACTGGCATCGGAATCAACCGTGCCAATTCGCGGTCGAGATGTGCTGCAGATTGCCAAAGGCCCGCCTTGTACAGGCGGTTCCTGAGACTAACTGTAGACACAATCTCCTCAGCTTGCTTGCGGTGGGAGGGCAGCATACGACGAATACGGGTGATCGAAACATCCACCCCGTCGTAGTAGTCACCTCCACAAGACTCACGGAACTTGCCGTTCCAGAAAGACTTGTTCAGGTTTACCTTGAGTCCAAACAACTCCAGGTACCTGAGCACCGCTGGCACATAGCGTACGGGGACAATGATATCGTCCCCATACACGCGCACCTGACCCACAAGGGACTTAATGTCCTTGCGGGTCAACGGGCGTCTGAGCTCTTCCTCGATCGCCGTGAAAATGATCGTTGTAAAGATCATCGCCTCGACAGGAAAGGTTAGAGCTGAACCCATGGACGCGAACTTAGCCAGGCGAATAACGCCATGGCCAAGCACATCAGCCTTCCTGGACCTGCAAGCATCTACGGCTGCACGCAAGTGCGGCCAATAGGCTAGCAGGCTCAGTACATGCTGATTCGAGACACGATCGGAGGCTTCGCTAAGATCTAGCGTTGCAAGGTCCCCATTCTTGGAGGCCTTCTGGGCCATGCTCCTGTTTATTTCTTGGGAGCCTTTGGTCCAGCCGGTGAGGTTCCAAGCGGTTTTACTCTTGGAATACTCACGAGTCAAAGCGAGGCGAACCCCCTGCTGCATGTACTGCATACAGGTAGGTTCTTCTGCGATGACTCTAGGCGTCTTGATCGTCTTGGGAACGAGTATGACCTTTACAGGTCGCTCGTCCCCGGGTTCGAGGATGTCAGGATTCGATGCAGACCGTAGCTGTGGAGAGCTTGATGGCTCTCTTGGCTCATCTGCACTTCCGGTGTACCGCACGTTTGGCAGCAAAGCATCCCAGAAGGGTTGCACACTGTCCAGTCGTGTGGTCCATTCTGCAAGTTCGTACTTCCGATTTCCGGATAGTCGATCTGCAGTTGCTCCGGCGCTGTGGTTGGGGACGATGTCCCCATCGTAGACCTGTTGGTCGACGGCGGTAAAGATTCCCGCCCATAGCAACACACTGACCCTGCGAAAACGCGCGGTAAGAAGGGATTCTCCCAACGCGCTCTTGTAGGATTCGTCATTGTGCCTGACCTCCTTCTCACACTCGACGTACTCGGATAGTGCCTTCGCTTGGCGACGTTTGGTAGTCTCCAGCTCCATCTTTGCCCACATCAGAGTAATCTGACGTACGGCGCGGATACAGGCGATGTCCGGGTTGTCGAGCAGACGGCCCGAACTAGCATCGAACACACGGCAAAGGAAACCCCCTAGAAATAGGGGGAGCCCCCCACGACGCTGGAAACCAGCAAAGTGGTCGGAGCCGACGAAACCTTGGTCGAGACCTTTTTCGAGGTCCTTACCAAAGTTCGCCAGGGTGATCCCTAGAAAGGGAAGCCCCTCATGTTCGGTGCGACTCGCGAGTGTTTTGAAATCGCGAGCGGTGCTAGTGCAGCATTCGTCCCCAAGATCTTTGAGGACGTACTGCGCGAGAGTGATCAGTCTTTTCACTGTGCCATCCTTAACAGGTGGTCGCAGATGCTCAGCACTGACATTCTCAGATTGGAACGATAGCCGATCCGTTTAGGATTTGGGCTAGAGCGCTCCCAAGTGCCACAAGGACACCAGCGCACAGAACGTACCAATTCACGGTCCTCAGCGAATTCTTGCTGGGGACCAATGGATCAGGACGTCTCTTCACGGCTGGTTGCCGTGCCATCAGTTCTCGCCACCAAGGAACTTGGTGATGAGAGCACCCGAAGACGCCTGAAGCTGGGCCAAAAACCCATCAACGACGTACTTCTGCTCGGCGACCGAATAGCCCACCGGGGGAACATCCGCCACGACGTAAAAAGTCATGGAATACGGAGTGTTCACCGCGGGAACCAGAGGGTCGGGAACGATCTTCGAGTGCTGGATCCGCCAAGTCCGACGAACACGCTTACCATAAGCGTGCGAGACGGACTCGGTAACGGTACTGTCGGCAGCCTTATAAGCTGCCGTGTTGGTACCGCTGGCGACTCGCGGAAGCGAGATCGCCACGGAGTTGATAGTGACGGACTGCGGATCTGAAAACATAGTGCGACTCTCTCACAGTTGAGAGACCGTCCTGGTTGGAAGGTCTCGGTGCCTTCTGAAGCCCAGCCTTTACAGGGTCTTCAGTGACTGAGGTGCCTTGGTATAACCAAGGGACCCCAGGATCGCCCATTGCCTAGCGCTGAAACTGCTAGGGTTGAGCGAGAATCCGAAGGGTGAAGCCTTGACACGTTGCTTCCGCTGGATGCGGAAGATCGTTGTACAAGGTCTGCTGGTTCCGTCGTTTAAACGGACGTTGCCAACAGTTACGGTATGGTCGATGGTTTGAGTACACATCAAGTAACCGTACTTCATCACAAGTCCATCACTACTGAGCCGCTCAGCATTGGCGATGTTTTGACCAATGTTTACGTTCCAGTCGATGAACCAGCTCCATGGTTGGAGGTTCCAGAGGACCTCGGGTGTAACCCGGGTGCCGAACAGGTAGTTAAACTCCTGCTCTCTTCGCGCAATGTCGACTCCCTTTGTATCTGGGGGAAGATAGTACGTGAAGGCTCCTCTGAACCAGATGTCGGTCGTTTGTACAACCGACTCTTTCCAACTTCCAAACCTGCCCCCTGGCGCAAAGCCAAAGCTCTGCATGTAGCTACTAGCGCTCGACGGTGCAACACCGCCGATTGTAGGAGCTCCATCGTAGATGGTGGTACGTTGCAGGGGAAAACGGAAACTCCGGTGTTGTAACTTACCGGAGTTGCGGCGGTACTGTTCAAGGAGGTCCTCTGAATTGAGGATATTCTCCAAGACAGTACGTGAGTCTCGCAGGATCGGATTCAATCCGAACTGCCAGTTCAGGTATTCTTCGGCTGCCGTAGTTGCCCCGGTTGAAATGGGGCTCCGGTCAAAGCCAGAGGTACCTGGAACTAGAACGCGCTTGCCGTTTGCACGTCTTTTACCAAACCGTTTGGTCGGGTATTTGACGGGCGTTAACGACTTGCCACGTTCGGCATGTTTAAGTAGGGCAGCGCCTGTAATACGGGCGCCTTCCGACTTGAACTCTGCGAGATCGACCGCGAGGGAGACGAGAGGGTGCGTTGGCGCACAAGCAGCAATAGCTGCTGGTCCATAGTAAGCCGCGTTTACAGAACTCGGCGGACTAGGCCATGCGCCATACGCTCCGTACGTGGGTATATCCGCAACAAGCGGACCCGCGTAGTGATACTCTGTACCTCCACTCGACCATTTGTGGTCAAGGGTTGGGGTGCAGATCAACGAGCGCGATATTGTATCGAACTCGTGTCCAGTATCATACTCTGACTGGGCAGAAAAGTGCTCCTTGTCGTTCTCGAGGTACGCAAACTGCGCACCCCAGGGACCGCCTTGGAACACTTCCTCCTCATGAGAGTCGGACCTTCCGTCATACCTCCTACCGGTTCTCCAACCGGTAGTCGTTTGAACAGGAGCAGCGACACCGATAGCGTCTGTCAGCAACACACCTCGTGCTGTTGGCTCTTGGTTAACTCCATTCACGCGCGTTATACAACGTGGCGTGCCTGGGGTCTCCCTACTGTCGGTGACGTTGACCATGGATGCTCCACTTCGGTGGTAGCACACTGCTGGTTTGCAGCGTGCGTAGAGCCCCCCTGGGCATTTCCTCCCAGGGGGGTGGGCTAGGACGAGTCCAGCTAAGCCGTGAGGCCGCTGACAGTCCAACGCACACCTACGCGCGAGCGCAGATGAACGCTGCTGGTGTTGAGGTCCATTACGGATACCTCGACCCTCTAGCACCAGGCGGGGGCCCTTAGGGGCCCC